ACAGTCACAATAACCACATCTCCATCTTCCCACGCAGCTTCTCTGTCTATGACAACAGTATCACCATCTTGAATGGCTGGCATCATCGAGTCCCCTTCAATTCGTACACCTATAATGTTATTGCGTGGTTCTTTATCATAGTCTATATATTCAATCACATCATCATCTGAAAACATTGGCCGTCCTGCTGCAACAGTTGATAAAACTGGTATGCGGTATGTACCAATCTGAGCAGGTACTATGCCTACATTTGGTGAGTGACCACAACCATTAGTGATTGGATAGTCGTCACTATTCCAGCCCATTAAGTATGCGGGGGTCGTATCGAGTATTTCAGCCAAAGGTTCGAGTGTTCCAACAGGAAGGTTTTCAATGTCATTACTCTCATACCTATAAACAGTTGCCCTGTTTTTCCCTAATTTTGTAGCGACCTCGTCTACTGATAATCCTAGTTCTAATCTTCTTTGCTTTATTCTATCTCCAGTTGTCATACGAAGTCCCCTTACACCACTTTCGACCTGATCGCAGTCGGCCTTGTCGAAATCTCTTCTTAGTATGTGTTTAATCTCGTGTAGCTTAGTTTTCCTGTTTGTATCTGCAGACAAGGCAGGGTTAAGAACCACTGTATAATATCCGTCGTTTTCCATGACAAAGCCCTTGACCTTTGGAGGTATGCCAGGAAGATATACATATCTGCAGTTATCATTAGTCAATCCATACTTTTTCATCTAACCCCTTTATTTTTTAAATTTATCTATAATTGTCTTTACCATTTCTAAATCATCGGCTGATACGTCTTTAGCGGCGTCAAATAATATCTTGTATTCAGGATTTTTAAAAAGGAACTGAGCAAGCTCTTTAGCGTCCTCGTTTATATAGTATGAGCTATCATGCTCAGGTTCAGGCTTGTCCTCCAGTAAATCTGACTTGTTTATGCCGAAGTAGTCGGCTAAGGCTTGTACCTTGTCCATTCTAGGCATCCTAGTGCCATTTATCCAAGTTGATATCGCAGACTTATTTATGCCCAAATCATTTATGATGTCAGCCTGTTTCTTATTGCTTATTTCCATGTATTTATTCAAATTTCTTGCGAATATTCTCCTGTAATCTTCATCAGACATTTGTAAGTCTCCTTTCTTATTTATATGACTCTAAGATAGCACAAAAGTAGAATGAAATCAATAAAAATTCTACTTTTTATAGAAAAGTTGTTGACATTCTACTTTAAGTAGATTATGATAATAATGCAAGAACTTGGAAAGGGGGAAAGCAAAGATGGATACAATCCAAATATCGTTAAAGGCCGCAAGGGTAAATGCAGGATTAACTCAGGTAGAAGCGGCAAAAAAGCTTGGAAAGTCGCCAAATACAATAATATTGTGGGAAAATGGCACGATTGCACCGGATAGAGCTAACTTATATCTGTTAGCTGGGATATATGGCATCCCAGTAGATAATATTTTTTTGCCTAGAGTTTCTACTAATAGTAGAGAATAGGCGGCTTAAAAAGGGAGATGATACAAATGGATATCTTAGTAAAGATAGAAGTTAATGAGAGTTTAGAGCCTGTGGTAAGTGGCAGAGAGTTGCACAAGCAGTTGGAAGTGCAAAGCAACTATACGACATGGTTCAAACGAATGTGCGAGTATGGTTTTTCTGAAAATGGAGATTATGTGGCTGTATTCCAAAATTGGAAGACAGCTCAAGGCAATGAAACGCAACAGATCGACCACCTAATCAAGCTTGATATGGCAAAGGAAATCTGTATGATTCAGAGGACTGAAAGAGGTAAGCAGGCAAGGCAGTATTTCATTCAGGTAGAGAAGGACTATAACAGCCCAGAGAAGATAATGGCGAGGGCGTTAAGGATAGCAGAGCAGGAACTTAGTACTTTACGACTTGAAAGCAAAATCAAAGACCAGCAAATAGCAGAGCTTCAGCCCAAAGCGACCTATTACGATCTTATTTTACAGTGTAGAGACCTTTTATCGGTGACAGAGATTGCGAAAGATTATGGTATGAGTGCGAAAGGCATGAATAAGAAGTTGCATGAGCTGGGTGTGCAGTATAACCAGTCTGGCGTGTGGTTTTTGTATGCAAAGTATCAAAGCGAAGGTTACACACAGACAAAGACGCAAAACTACAACAAGTCAGACGGCAGTCAGGGAGCGAGAACCCATATGTACTGGACGCAAAAAGGAAGATTATTCTTGTATGACTTCCTTAAATCAAAGGGGATACTGCCGTTGATTGAAAAGGTAGGTTAGGAGGTAAGTGTGGAATTAAAAAATGCTAAAACTTGTGAGTTAGTGGAAGAACTCAAAAAGAGGGAAGGCGTTGAAGTGAAAATTGCAGAACCGCATAAAGATATGTCGGTATCAGTAAACGGTCCTGCAGTTGTTTTGATAGTCGTCGATTAACCTAGCTTGTAAAGATAGTTTAGGAGAGATTAGAGGGAAAGTAAATAGGAGGTGATGAAAATGAGACTAAGCGATTTTTATGATGAGCCGTTAAGGAAACTGCTTCAGACGATGGAACTAAAAGATGTGGTTATCAAAGTAGACGATAATGGCGAGATTCAAGAAGTAGAGATGAAGTACACAGTAAAGGAGAACAAGAATGAAAACAGAGAATGCGATTAAATATGCAGAAACTTTGAAAGGAATTTCCTACAGGGATTGGCAGATTCTAAAAGTAGGTATGGATAGGATGTTTCAGAGCAAATTAAAAGAGCTTGAGCCGGAACTCAAACTCTCAGACACTGAACAAGTTGGCAGACTTATTCGGTCACAATTTGAATAAACATTGGGTTTATACGCCAGTCTTTGCCCTTGTAGTTTATGTGGACATAATCAAGAGAATACATAGTATCAGCATTAGCTCTTGATATAGGTGCGTAGATTTCAGCACCTTCTTCCCACCAGATGAATGGTGATTGATGATTTATACCGATAACACATTCGGAGTCATCATTTAAACAAACCCATTCACCTGCAAGGCAGGCATAAACTTTAGTCATACTCATATCCCTCCTTCCATTTACTCGGCTTGGCAGAGCCTGTAAGTAGATTGTAGGAAAGATTAGAGGGAAAGTAAATAGGAGGATTTTATGGACCCAAGGAGTTTAGTTAAGTATGTGGACATGTTGAAAGAAGTTCGTTTTGATGAGTGGCTGGAACTTCAGAAAATTATAAATGCTGGATTTAAAGCAAGTTGGACTGTTGCCAACGATTGAGAGAGGACAGTTAATATGCGAGATACAAATTATTATTTATTATCGGTTTCAATGTTGATCATGACTGCCAACATTAACGAGATAGTGAATGAAGGATGCAAGGATTTAGATGCAACGAGATTAAGGTTAGAGGCGATTAGGAAAGAGGCGTGCGAGGCTATTCAAAGACTTGACAAAGAAGCTGAGTTCAATGAGTAACGGATGTAGTTATCAAAGTACACGGTAAAGGAGAATTAGTATGACAAAGAAAGAATGGGATGAGTTGGCTAAGAAGGATAGAGAGAAGTATTTAGAGCTATATAAGGAATTTATGTATGATCGTCACAACACATACAATTGTGAAGAGTGCCCAGAAAACATTGACGAAAAAAGTCCAGCTTTCGAGTACAGACTCAAATGCGGACAGTACAATTGCTGGGTTACGTGCCACTGTAATCAGCTATAGAGAAAGGAGAAAGCACGAATGAGGAATCAGTTGAAGATGGGCTATGTAGAATACGAGGAAATTGAGAAGGGAAGACTTGAGGAGCTTGAGGAGGCGGAAGAAGAGCTTGAAGAGCTAGAAGACAGAGTTGCTCTTGTAAAAAATACGTTGTTTTTTATCTTTGTCTTTGCAATGGGTGTGGCCGTAGGGCTGCACCTTTAAGAGGAGGTTTGGATGGATAAGACGGAGCGGTTTTTGTTACAGTTACAGGCTGTGTTAGACACCATCCCTGATGCAGTTATAAAGCTGGATATCTCCTGTGTGGATGGAGTACTAGCTGTACGAGATGGCGTAGATGGCTCAGATGCAGGGATTAAGGTTTCTTATGTGGGAGACAGTCCAAACTTAGGGCGTGTGATGTTAGATGTCGTGTCGTGGGCGGTGATTCCAGGTCGGCAAGTTAAGAACGCTTACGCTCTTGCGGGAGAGATTGGGGTGCTACTTGCCTATTTCCTACGCATCACACAAGCCCAGATGTGTTCTGTGACGCACACGACGATTTTATTAGATAAAAGAAGGGCGATTAACATTGAAGATATGACTGCATTTGAGGTTCTAAATACACTCGCTGTAAGGCTTACAGAGATCGACAAGAGGTAATGGAATGACAAGATTAAGAGATTATTTAGAGTACTTGTTGCCCGCACTTGTGTTCGCAGATGCGAGTATTATCAATTTAACCGTGAACGGTTCAACAGTAACACTCGTGCGATCAGCTAAAGCGGATATCGAGCTGGACGCAAAAGGGCTGAGTGCGGCAGAGATTATGGAGCGATTAGGGAAAAAACTGAGTGAAGGACAATAGAAAAGGAGAAAATGATGAAGATTAGTTTACAGTTTGACGGATATGACGAATTTACGAAGTATATGGGGAGATTTGCGGAGATTACGCATTTGCTCAAAGGGGAGACAGGAAAAGCAACAATCCAGGTTCAGATGCCAGCGGAAGTGAGCACCACACCACAACAAGCAGTTACACCAGTACAGCAAGATGTTGTTCAGACACCACAAGAGGTTCCATTTGCACCAGTACAGCAAGCTACTCAGTCAGTTACACCTGTTCAAACTGAGGTGCATAATTATACATTAGATGAGTTGTCGAAAGCGGCGGTACAGCTGATGGATGCGGGAAAGCAAGCAGAGTTAGTGTCGTTGATCAACACTTTCGGTGTCATGTCCATGCCAGAGCTTCCAAAAGAGCGGTATGGAGAGTTTGCGGTGGCACTGAGAGAGTTGGGGGCACAGTTATAAGAATGACAGAATATGGTTTTTTGGAAGGATAGGAGAGAGTATGGGGCATGAAATGAGAAAACACGCCTTGCTCAGTGCGTCTAGTGCCCATCGGTGGCTAAATTGTCCACCGAGTGCAAGACTAGAAGAAGGACTGCCTAGTATCGTATCAGATGCGGCAAGAGAGGGCACACTGGCACATGAGTTAGCTGAGCTAAAAATTAGCTTATATTCAAGACCTTTAGATCTATCGAAGAAAGCGTATACAGCGGCAGTAAAGAAATTAAAAGAAGACGAGCTTTGGGACGGTGAGATGGAAGGCTATACAGACGAGTATGTCGAGTATATCAAAAAGACGGCTACAGCCTTCGATGCTGTGCCATACATTGATGTAGAAAAACGGCTTGACTTAACCCCGTGGATTCCTGACGGTTTTGGTACAGCGGATTGTATCCTCATCGGCGGTGGGGTACTCCATGTTATTGACTTTAAATACGGCAAAAACCCAAATGGCAGAGTGGAAGCTGATCACAACCCACAGCTGATGTGCTATGGCCTCGGAGCTTATCAGGCATTGAGTCTAATTTACAAGATTGAGACTATCCGAATGACCATTGTACAGCCTAGACTTAGTGATGGAATCAGCGAATGGGCTTGTACAGTAGAGGAGTTACTAGAGTTTGGCGAAAAAGTAAAGAAAATAGCAGACCTTGCCATTAAAGGCGAAGGGGAGTTTAACCCAAGCGAAAAGACTTGTAGATATTGCAAAATCAGAGACCGTTGCAAGGCGAGAGCAGAAAAGAACGCACTTCTTGTTCTAGAAACGAGTAAAGACCCAAAAAAACTGACAAATGGGGAAATTGCAAAGTACTTAAAACAGGGGGCAGATGTGTCAGCGTGGCTATCCGATTTACAGGCCACAGCACTTGCAGAGTGTCTTGCCGGCCGAGAGGTCCCTGGGTGGAAAGCAGTAGAAGGCAGAAGCACAAGAGACTGGTCGAATATGGATAAAGCCTTTGAGGTCCTCACAAAAAGTGGGATTGATGAGGCGATGCTGTGGGAGAGAAGACCACTAAGCCTTGCACAAGTGGAAAAAGTCGTGGGCAAGAAAGAGTTTGCAGAGTTAGTTGGAGACTTCGTAGTAAAAAAGCCGGGCAAACCGACTATAGTCGAAGAATCCGACCGAAGAAAACCAATAGATACAATATCCGCAAAGGATGTATTTAAATAACATACAAACAAAGGAGATTAGAGATTATGCAAAGTAATAGTGTGACAACAAAGGAAGTAAGATTATCCTATGTGCATTTGCTTAAGCCATATGCACAGCAGACTGGGCAAGCTCCAAAATATAGCTGTACCGTTCTTTTACCGAAAGCAGATGTAGAGACAAAAGCTGCTATCGACGCTGCGGTTGAAGATGCAAAACAAAGAGGAGTTAGCACAAAATGGAACGGTGTGCTCCCACCTAAGGTGGATGTTCCTATTCATGATGGTGATGGCACAAGACCATCAGACGGTATGCCGTTTGGGGCAGAATGCAAAGGCTGTTGGGTATTTACTGCGTCAGCGACAGAAAGCAGACCACCCGAAGTGGTAAATGCACAATGCGAGCGAATTATTTCAGCAAGCGAGGTTTACAGTGGTATGTATGCCCGCATAAACATTACCTTTTTCCCTTATATGGTTGGCGGAAAGCGTGGAATTGGAATCGCACTAGGCCCAGTACAAAAAACAAGGGACGGAGAGACGCTAGGCGGAAGTACTCCATCAGCTGCGGATGTATTTGGCAAGCCAACGCAAGCCCAGCGGATTAACCCTATTACTGGACTACCAATGTAACTTCATACGATTTTATGGGAGGGCTTGATGCTCTCCCTTTCATCTAGGAGGAGAAATGAACCATTTGAGTATAGATATTGAAACAAAAAGCAGTATTGATATCGGTAAGGCTGGGGCATATCGGTATGCTCAGTCTAAGGATTTCGCAATACTGCTTTTTGCGTATAAGGTGAATGATGACGCTGTACACATTGTAGACCTCGCAGGAGGCGAATTAATCCCTGAGGCTATAATTTGTATGCTTAGTGATGAAAACACAATAAAACACGCTTATAATGCGTCATTTGAATGGTACTGCTTAAACCGTGCAGGATATAAGACGCCAATTGACCAGTGGCGATGCACAATGGCCCACGGACTGTACTGTGGCTATACAGCAGGACTAGAAGCAACTGGTAAAGCCATTGGACTTCCATTAGACAAGCAAAAATTAGCAACAGGTAAAGCGTTAATTCGGTACTTTTGTGTTCCTTGTAAGCCTACTCGAACAAATGGCAATCGAGTATGGAATGAGCCACATCACGATATGGATAAGTGGAAGCTATTTAAAGAGTACTGCATTGGGGATGTCGTGGCAGAGAATGCCATTTTAAAACGATTAGAGCTATTCCCTATGCCTGAGTCAGAAGAAAAGCAATGGCAGATGGATGTCTTAATGAATGCGTATGGCGTAAAGGTCGATAAGGAATTGATCGATGGGGCACTTGCGATCGATGCAGAAAGTACTGATCAACTTACGAAAGAGGCTATCAACCTAACAGGACTTGCCAATCCAAATTCGACCACGCAACTTTTAGCGTGGCTATCGGAGAAGAAAGTTGAAGCAAAGGACATTCAAAAAGCTACAGTGGTAAAGTTAATTGACGAAGTTAAGGACGATAGAGTCAAAAGGGTACTAGAAATTCGTCAGCAATTAGGAAAGACTTCAGTAAAAAAGTACGAAGCGATGAAAGAGTCTATGGGAGAGGGCGACAGAATCCGAGGACTGACGCAGTATTACGGGGCCAACCGTACAGGACGCTGGGCAGGAAGGCTAGTACAGATGCAAAACCTTCCACGAAATTACATTGGAACTCTTGATATAGCAAGAAAGATGGTGAAGGCAAAGGACTATATTGGGCTAAAACTGGTCTACGGCAATGTTCCAGATACGCTCTCCCAGTTAATCCGAACCGCCTTTATCCCTTCAACGGGGCATAAATTCGTAGTGGCCGACTTTTCTGCCATTGAAGCTAGGGTGATTGCTTGGCTAGCAGGCGAGACATGGGTTAATGAGGTGTTTGCCACGCACGGTAAGATCTATGAAGCTACAGCATCACAAATGTTTCATGTGCCGATTGAACTCATTAAAAAAGGCAATCCCGAGTACAGTCTTAGACAAAAAGGCAAGGTTGCTACACTTGCACTTGGGTACCAGGGTGGAACAGCGGCATTGATTGCTATGGGTGCACTTTCAATGGGGCTATCAGAAGATGAATTACCCGATATCGTGCATAGATGGCGGGCCGCAAACCCTAGGATTAAAGATTTGTGGTATGCCATTGAAGCAGCTGCTATTCAAGCTGTAGAAACGGGGCAGGCCCAGGCAACACACGGACTATTATTTACAATGGAATATGATTTGGTGTACGGACAGAGCTTTTTAACGGTTACCCTACCGTCAAAGCGAAAATTGTTTTATCCAAAGCCATTCCTTGCACCCAACCAATTTGACTCTCCTGCTATTCACTATTACGGCATTGATCAGAGTAAAAAATGGAGTGTGGCGAATACCTATGGCGGAAAGCTGACAGAGAATATCGTACAAGCAATCGCAAGAGATTGCCTTGCGGTCACTCTACAACGGATTCACGAGAAAGGCTTACAGGTCGTGTTTCATGTGCATGATGAGGTGATTGTAGATGCACCTATGGAAACGACCGTAGAGGAGCTTTGTGGCATTATGGCACAGCCTATTGAATGGGCACCTGGGCTAATCTTAAAAGGTGCTGGGTTTGAAAATGACTATTACATGAAGGACTAAGGTATGAAGAATGACAGAAAAATCTTAATTAGCTCTGCGGGTTCAAGAAAGGCCGTTGTTTGGTCAAGAAGTAGCCTATTATGGTCAGAATTTACACAGAAGCTAAAAGTTCCTGTACGAGGGCAGGAGACAATGGAAGAATACTTAAATCTTCCAAAGCAAAGGCAGGATGAATTAAAAGATGTGGGCGGTTTTGTAGGTGGAACTTTTAAGGGTGATCGAAGAAAAGCCGCTAATGTAGAAGGTAGAGACCTTATCACTCTAGATCTGGATAATATTCCCACAGGAAAAACAGAAGATATTATCAAGCGTGTGACGGCATTAGGATGTGCATCTTTAGTTTATAGTACAAGAAAGCATACTGCATATGCTCCGAGATTACGAATTGTAATTCCTTTAGATAAAACCGCATCAGCAGATGAATATGAGCCGTGTGCAAGAAAGTTAGCCTCTCTGATTGGGATTGAATTCTGTGACCCAACCACATTTGAAGCATCGAGACTGATGTACTGGGCAAGTACCTGTGCGGACAGTGATTATGTATATGTGGTCAATGACATGCCGTTTTGTAGTCTTAATGGCATTTTAAACACTTACGGAGATTGGCAAGATGTGACGCAGTGGCCACAAGTGCCAGGAGCTGAAGCCATCGAAAGAAGAAGGCTAGCAAAACAAGAAGATCCGACAACAAAAAGTGGCGTCGTGGGTGCGTTTTGCAGGACTTACCGCATCCAAGATGCGATGGAGAAGTTTATTCCTGGAATGTATGAGCCTACAGCGATACCTGGGCGATACACCTATACAGGAGGCTCTACCGCAGGCGGGGCTGTCATTTATGACGGAGACTTATTTATGTACTCCCATCATGCTACAGACCCTTGTTCTGGTCAGTTAGTTAATGCATTTGACTTAATTAGACTACATAAGTTTGCAAATAAGGACGACGAAGCAAAGCCAGATACGCCAGCCAATCGACTTCCATCCTATACGGCGATGGTTGCCCTAGCCCTAGCAGATAAATCAGTAGCCGATTTAATGACAAAAGAGAAGTTTTTATCTGCTAGAGAGGCATTTGCAAGTTCCTTTCAAGTTCCTGAGTCTGCAAACAAAGCGTTAGAGGCTTCAGAAGATGACCTTGAATGGGTCAATCAGCTAGCAAGAAATGAGTCGGGGGCGATTCTTAAGACCGTCAACAACATGATTATTATCTTAAAGAACGATCCATCATTAAAAGATAAAATTGTCACTGATGAGTTTGCTGGCCGTGGCCTTGTGATGGGTGCTGTACCATGGAATGCGTCGAATGAACGCAGACAGTGGGACGATGCAGATGATGCGGGGGCATTTTGGTATATGGAAACCTTTTATGATTTGGGCTCAAGAGACCGACTAGATGATGCCCTGACTATCGTGGGGGCAAGTAATACCATTAACGAGGTAAAGGAATACCTGCAAGGCTTAAAATGGGACGGTAAGAAAAGAGTAGAACGACTTTTACCCGATTACTTAGGGGCTGAAGACAGCGTATACACCCATGCCGTAATGAAAAAATCACTATGTGCGGCAGTGGCTAGAGCCATGTCAGGAGCTGTGAAATACGACTATATGCCAATCTTTACTGGACCACAAGGACTAGGTAAGTCTACATTCCTTGCCATTTTAGGTAAAAATTGGTTCTCAGATTCATTAGCTACTTTTGAAGGAAAAGAAGCGGCTGAGCTAATTCAAGGGACTTGGATCAATGAGGTTGGAGAGCTTACAGCGATGACAAGGCAAGAAACCTCCGCAGTAAAGCAGTTTTTAAGCAAAAAAGAAGACATTTATCGTGCAGCCTATGGAAGACGGACAGAAAGGCATCCACGGCGGTGTGTGTTCTTTGGAACGAGTAATGATGCAGAGTTTTTAAAAGATGCTACAGGTAACCGCAGATTTTGGCCAGTAGATGTCGGGGTATTCCCAGCAAAGAAATCGGTTTGGAAGGATTTGCCAGAAGAAGTAGATCAAGTATGGGCAGAGGCATATATGTATTGGTCTTTGGGAGAACCATTATATCTTAATAGTGAACTAGAGGAGTTGGCCAAAGAGCAACAAGAGCAACATAAAGAATTGACAGGCAAAGAAGGCGTTGTTCTTGATTACCTTGATAAGATGGTTCCTGCCAACTGGGATTCCATGGCTTTAAGTGCAAAGCGAGCTTTCATTCAGGGCAATGCCACTGGTGTAACAAAGCTAAAGAAGATTGACAGAGTATGTGCAGTGGAAGTGTGGGAAGTTTGCTTTGGGGGTGACAAGCGATATATGAAGAAGTCAGATGCCATAGAAATCAATGCTATTTTAAGTTCTGCAAAAAGTTGGACACGAGATAGATTTTATACTTCTGATTATGGAAGACAGAGAGGATTTAAACGCATTTAGCACGGGACAACCTATGGGACAACCCACGGGACAACGGGACAAGTGGGGCAAGAGGTCTGTAGGACAAGAAAAAATTTGTCCCGCAGTTGTCCCACGGCTTTGTCCTTTGAAAAATGGCTTATATTCGTTATTTATTAGTAATGGGACAAATGGGACAACAAATCTATATATAATATAAAAATAGGGGGATTAGGGAGATTAGGGCGTATATGTATAGCCCCTAATACGCCTATTTGAAATATACATATACACGTGTAGAAAGTTTGTCCCTTTGTCCCAAGAGGAGTAAAAGATGTTAGAAAGAGATTTAGAACAGAGATTTGTAAGGGGTGTTAAGAGAGCTGGCGGGGGGTGCTTTAAATGGGTCAGCCCAGGTAATGCAGGTGTGCCTGATCGCATTGTCGTCATTGATGGCCGAGTGATATTTGTCG